GCCTCCTCGGCCTACGGTATCTGTCCAAAGGAGGTAGCTTATGGCAACCAAAATTCTTGGCACCAAATTAGAGTACAATGATCTCCAGTTCCTATTAGGACTGGCGCGCGACGCTTATCAACGTCGCATCATCAAAGGGCTCTTCGTCTACCAGATGAAGATGATTGAACAAAACGGCCTAAACGGTATTGATAATTGTAAACAATTACACAATACTTGGCTCGCTTGGATCATCAAGGGTAGCAATCCAGAAGGTATCGTGTCTACACGATACCATCATGGCTATAAGGCCAGACTTCAATATGCACAACGCTTGTATACAAGGTATGTGCAGGAGGGTAAGAAGAACCTTGCCCGAAAATGGCGAGATACAGTTACTACTGTACTACGTTCATACCAGGTTTGCGGTCCTTCTATAGAAGACATGCAAATGATGTGGAATGATTCTATTAAGAATAACATTACACAACCTCTGGACGACAACTCCGAAATTGCAATAATGCGGGGTTGTTGTGGTATACCGTCAAGGTATAACGAACCCTGTAATGCTCAGGATGTATACACCTGTTGCATTAAAGTTAAATCATATTTTGATATGATCGAAAGGGTTCCCTTCAAAGAGAGGAAGGGGTTCTATAGAGCCTTATCCTCTTTAATCTTTGACCTTAATGTAGATGACTATAGTCTTCTCATTAAGCGAGGTCCTCATACAGTCCATTTAGATGGCAAGGACGAAAGTCCACTATCTATATTTGGACAGGGTATCGATATGCATGCATTAAATACCCGTCCCCTTTTCCAATCAATTATACCAATTGATAGGGTAGGAGATGAAGATCAGTATACTGATCTCGAAGTTTTCACTATACAAGATAGAACTCTTCTTGATATAGTGGATGACCTAAATGAGGCTATCGTTGATGCTTATAAGCACTCCGATGTTAGACGTAAGAATATAGTTGATATTCATTACGCACCTCAAATACCTGTGGGGACAGTACCAGGATCTATAGACCCTGCCCCAGGTCGCACTGTACTGTTACAAGATAAGGCCGGTAAAACCCGTCCTATATCAATAGTAACTTACACTACGAACAATACCCTTGCTCCATTGCATGAGCAATTGTTCAAGATTCTTGGACGTATACGTCAAGACTCTACTGATCAGGACTTTGGTATCAATCATATCAAAGAAATGACATCAAAGACTGATAGTTACATCTGTTCTGCAGACTTGTCTTCAGCTACAGATAGGCTTCCAGTTACTTTGCAAGCTTATATACTCTATAGAGTATTAAAGCTTTCCCATCAGAAAAATGCTATTAAAATAGCAAATGACTGGTACATGATCATGTCAGGAACTCCCTTCCGTGATCCTGTACAGAAGGACCAGTGGTTCTCCTATGGCGCCGGTCAGCCTATGGGTGTATACACCTCATGGCCGATGTTATCACTTACTAATCATATTCTTATTAGAACAGCATATTATGTTGCTCGTGATAAGAGTTTGGATTATTTAGTGTGTGGCGATGATACAGTTATTGGATCTAAAAGACCATTTCTGTATTATGAAAACTGGATGAACTCTATGGGAGTTAAGATTAACCGTCTTAAATCTCATATCTGTGAAAAAGATGACACCTATAAGGTGGCAGAGTTCTGCAAACGATTAGCCGTAAACGGAGAAATCGTTTCATCGGAATCACCGAAGATCCTTATAAGGGCTTCGCGTGATCCGGCCTATCAGCCCGCTGCAATAGAATGTATACATTCTATCATCGGGCCTATTTCGGACAGAAAGCTTACCAATCTGGTAGCCCACCGAATAGGCAGGCGTAAGTTGACCATACCATACAGGTATGGAGGTTGGGGTCAGATTAACTCTGAACCCTTCCATCAGGTTCTACTTGAGGACAACTTCATCTTCATATTTATATATAAGAAGATGAGAGGTTCAGTATCAGCTCTTGAAACTATAGTTTCTAGAGACTCGCCGGGCAGCATGAAAGAAATTGATTCTCTGTCTGCCTATACTGATAGCAATCCTTACAGGCAAGCCGATAAGGATTGGATCCTCATGGGTCGTAAGGTGTATACACCTATGAACCTATGTCAAAATTATCTTGAACGTTATGAAAGATTCATAACGGGCAAGAGCGTCCTGACACCGACTGAAATAGTCGAATGTGTCAAGGAGACATTTGATCTATTAGACAAATGCCTCATACCGCTGAAGCTGTCGTCTAAAGATGACAATTCTTCAAAGTCCAGACTGGCCATACGATATCAACGCATGTTTACACGCGCCTATCGCAATATCTCCGCTGGAAAATGTCATACATTTTCAGCAGGCATCCAACCAATATCTATAGATATTAATTGGACGGATGATCCGCAGTTCCTAGATCCTAAAGGACTAGTTGAATCCCTGGATGCACTTATCTTTAGATAAGAGATCACTCTATG